CAGCGAGTACGACTCGATACCGTCGTTGGGCTGCTTAATGCCAGCGTTGGAGTAGTGAATCGCTCGGATGCCAACCTTCTGCGTCTCGCCGATCTTCAAGCCCGCACCGATGCGGTCTTCGAAGTTGAAGGCCGAACCAAAGTCCTGGTCACCTGCGGACGTACCGGAGAAGACCGCCAGGCCGATGCCAGCCTCAACGAATGGCTTCACGTTACCGCTGCCGAACTCGTAAACGAAAACTGGCGCAAAGGACAGCGAGTGAGCGCCACCGGAAGCATCTCCTGCTTCCCAATAGGTATACCCAGCATCCCAGTAACCGGTTAGACGGCCAGTACTGGATTCAAACCAGCTTTTATCCCAGTTAAAGCCAACGCCTGCACGCGCCGTAATGCCGCCTTGACTTGTCGCACCCAGCGCACCGGAAAGCTCAGCTGCTCCGGCAGACGCAGCAAAAAGGGACAGTGCTGCAGCAGCTAGAACGGTTTTCATAATCACGGTCTTCCATGTTTGTTTAGTTAGCAACCTATCAGAATCATAGCGCCATCAAAACGTTCCGTGCTACACAAAAAAAAATCTGACCTCGCCAGAGGTGGCGTCGGGCCTCTTGAGGCCCTCTTCGGGCAATAAAAAACCCGGCTCATTGGCCGGGTTTCTTTTCGTCACTCCTCAACACGCGCAGGAATGACAGGATGGAGCAAATTTACGACATGGCGACATGATATTGCAAGCCCTTTTGAGGGCCTTTTCACGCGGCCTCGTCGAACAGCACACCAATCGCTTCAAGCATGTGTTGCGCCTCGGTCAGCGCCTCATTCACCAGCGACTCCAGAGCCCCCTTGATGGCCCGATTCCAGCGCTGGTAAGTACGCTCGGTCAGGCCCTGGGAATCCCAGTTGGTCATGTCGTAGTTTGACTCGGCCAGAACGATCATCTCGCCAGGCTTCACCTCGGCCACGGCGCGGGCGTTCTTGTTGGCGCGCTCAGCAGCGGCGGCAGCAGCCTTGTTGCGCCAATCCCACTGCCCTTCCCGTTCGTTCTCGCGCGGATCAGGCGCTTTGAACTGCGGCACCTTGCGCTGAACCCCCTTAGTTTGCTGCGGGACAGCCCAGACCAGAACGGCCTGCTGAGTGAAGCGCTTCGGCGCCGGGGTTGGCACGATGGCAACCAGGCGGCCAATGGAATCAATCTTGCGCCCCTTGTGCGTGCTGTACTTCGCCACTAGGGCATTCCAGTGTCGCGGGCTGAGCTGCGCGTGCAGCAGCTTGTGCACGATCGAGTCAGCCAGCAGCGCGGCATCCTTTCCCGAGATCTCGCCCTTGAGCTTGCTGGCCTGCACTCGCGGCTCGACATTGCAGCCGCCGGCGCTGTTGATCGTCTCGGCCGCCAGGGCGCGAACCACCGCTGAAATCACGTTCTGATAGCTCATTGATTGCCCCCTGTCCGCTTGGCCTTTCTCAAAATGAATTCTTCGTAGTAACGCTTGCGGCGTACCGCGCCGGCCCAGGACAGCGCGCCGGCCGACACCACTATCAGCGCCGCCAAAATCAGAAATGCCCATGCTGGCGTCATGCTGCTTGCTCCTGTGGCTGGATACGGACGCGCACAGCGCCGCCCTTGGTCGTTTCCTTGCTCACCCTGATCTGGGTGGCGAACACGTTGTCATCAATGCCCAGGGCATCTGCCAGGCCGTCACGGCCAGCCTTAAACATCGCCAGCAGGTTGTCGTCGTCGCGCCGGCGGCGATCCGGCGGCACGAACTCGAGCATGAGCAGCGCGTCACCTTCCGGCGCCTTGATTCCGGCCTGCTTGGCAAGCAGGTGACAGGCTGACCGATAGGACCTGGCCGCCTTGCTCTTCCTGGCCCAGTGCACCCGTGCATTTGGGCTGCATGCGGCCGGTGGCCACGGTAGTGTCAGTTCCGTCATGCGGCCCCCTTCACGGTCAAAATGCCGGCCCGGATCAGGGCCTCATGAGTCTCAGCGATCGCCCGTGGCATGTCGGACCAGTCCACTTCGCCCTTCCCGCGACCATCGAGCACGTCGTGACAGGCGCTGCAGGCGTAGACCGCCACGGTGTCGAAGCCCTTCATGCCCATGCCTTTCTGCCCGCAAGGCAGGTGGGCCAGCACAGTGGTGTCCGGGTTGAAGTTGCAGATGCCAGGGATACGGACGGTGCAGTCCTGGCCGCGGGCGCTCTCGCGAACCTTCTTGCTGACTACGCGCATGGCTCGGCCTCCTTGGCTTTCTGCTGCTCGGGCTCGAAGTCACCACGCAGGGGCATCAAGTTCCTTGGATTGGCAACGCCTATGTCATCCACGCGCACCACATCGCCGTCTACGAGCAAACAGGCGAGTCCAATAATCCCGTCTCCCTCCACCAGCCAGCCGCTTTCGGCTAACGTCACGGCCTTCCGGCCATCAGGCAGCTGGTAAATATCTCCTTTGCTCAAGTGCTGGACCAGGGTGCATGTCTTGCCAATGTTCTCGACAAATCTGAATGCGCCCACGATCAACGCCAGGTCGCCCGGCTTGAATTGATGGCTCATCAGTAACGCCCCTCCCACAGATCCTTCTGGCTCCAGCGCACCTGGTGCTCAGCGCCGAACGCCTGAATCCACTCCAGCAGGCTCGCGCACTGCTTCACGCTGAGCTGGCTCGTGCGTTCGTACACGACGTCGAAGCCATTACCATCTACCGCTGGTATCAACTGAGGCTGTTCGCCGCTCTCACGCAGCCAGGCGGCCGTCAGGAGGCGCTTCCAGATCAGTACGTCCCACTTCTTCCCGGCGTGCTCGACCTGGGCGGCGATATCGGACAGGCAGGCGTGCAGTTTTCGGTTCTGCTCGCCGCTGCGGTCCTGGTCCTTGATGACGATCTTCTTGGGCTTGGTGAAGTCCTGGGCCTGCAGCACGCCGAGCAAGCGGTTGGCGTCGGCCATGCTGTGCATCACGAAGTCAGCCACGGCTCGCCTCCTTGGCCATGGCCGCCACGGGGCAAGGCCAAGCCTCCATGTACGCATCGACCCGCTCGTTGATTTTGTCCTTGTACCCGTCATGACAGATCACTACAGCTGACAGAGCTTCGGCACATTGGACTCGGCAAATTGCCCAGTTGTACCGCTCGGCATCCTTGCGCAATTCCGCAATGACCTGGTTCTGCGCCTCGTACCCGGTGCGCAGTCCGGCGAGTTCGGCCTTTAGCTGGTCGCGCTGGCAGATCTGCGCATCGCGCTCGGCAAGGAAAGCGGTGCGCCAGGTTTCCAGCAGCTTGATCTCCGCGAGCAAGGCCAGGATGGTGGACGGGCTGGCGCACATGGAAAATCGTTTCTGTTCGTCCGTCAGCCCAAAGTCAGGCCGCCAGTCCGGAAGATCGGAATGTGCAGCCTCAGCCAGCGCCTTGAGTTGTGCTTTATCGATGGTCATACCATGGCCCACCTTGCGTTGAATTTGTGCATAGCCGCATCAGCGACACTGGTCGCTTGGGTATGATTCATGCCTGCTGCCAGAGCGGCTGCATAACAGCGGCTCCAGTGCTGGCAGCGAAGTTCGTTCATGGTCATGGCGTCACCTTCAGACCCTGGGCCTCGATTGCCTCACGAGCCTTGCGCTTGCGTAGGTAGATTTCGACCCGGCGGCGCTGGGCCTCCTTGCGCTTCTGGCGATCCTTGCGGATTTTCGACTCGACAATGATCGACCGAACCTCGGCGAGCTTGGCCTTTGTCTTCTCGCTGGCGTGCGTCGAGACTTGGCCGGTGATGAGTCCAGCGATTGCCTGGCCGTCGACCGTGACCGGAGCGATCCGCAGGTCTGCCAGGTGCTTGTTGGCCGATTCCTGGCTGATCAGCTTGGCGCGGACAGCACCCTCGATTGCGGTTACCCGGCGGGCCTGGTCGTACCCCAGGGATACTTCCCACTTCACCGGCTTAGCCTCGGCCCGGGCGAACGTACAAAGGCGCTCGTAGGCGCTCATGAACGCCATACGAGCCCCAATCTTGTCGCCGACCTGGAGGACGGGATCTGAGGCAGCCATGGCTTGGCGGATCTCAGGGGTGAGCAGGACGGTGTCAAACTCATCGCTGGCCGAAAGCGCGATTGCCCACGCCTCGTCCTTGCCTGGACGGCCGTCAGCAGCGTGGATGCGCTGCATGATCGCGCCAGTGGTCAGCTTGCCCGTCAGCTCGACACGACAGGCCTTCAGGGCGGCGGCCACGGTATGCGCAGGGAACTCAGCAAGGTCATCAGCCATCAGCTCGGCCGCATCAGCGCTGAGCGTGTAGCCAAGCGTTTCCGCAGTAGCGCAGATGGCGAGAGCCAGCTGGGCAACCTGCTCCTGGGTCATGCGGTCAGATGAGGAATTCATTTCCCGCTCTCCCCTCACGTTTCAGGATGCGCGTGGCCGCTTCCTGGCCGGCGGTCAGGTTGGCCTGCTTGCGCTCGATTTGCTGGGCGGTGGTCGCATTCATTTGGCGATTGGTGACCCACTGGGTGTGGTAGGCCTCGGCCTTGGCCAGCAGGTCGCCCAGGTTGTGGCAGCCGTTGATTAAGCGAGCGTCATTGATCGTCAGGAAGTACGCGGCCACATGGTGGGCGACGTCGACGCCGAGACGGCTGATCAGTTGGCCAACCTGCCCTCCGGCCTTCGCGTTCCATACCGGCCACGCGTGGTAGCGCTTGCGGTAGGCCATGGCGTAGTTGGCCCAGGCCTTGAAGGTTTTGCAGGACTGGTCTTTCGGCCCTGGCATATCGGCCGGGATCTCGCAGCGCGGCTGCTGAGCCGTAAACGGAACCACGATACCCTCCGCGACCACGGCTTCAGCCTGGGGCGCAACTGGTTCAGTGACTGGTTCCTTTACTGATTCAAAAGAGTGACTGGTTCTGGGTGCAGCTCCTGCACTACCCCCTAGTGAATCTGCTGCACTATGGGGTGAACCTGCTGCACTACCCTGGTGAACCTGCTGCACTACCCCTAGTGAATCTGCTGCACCACTCAAGGTGAGGTAGTAGATGTTCGAGGAGTTTCCCTTTGGCCCACCCTTGCGAATCTCCTTGCGCAACAGGCCGGCAGCGCAAAGGGTGTTGATGTGATTCATGACCGAACGCTTGCTGATCTCGCACTGATCTGCGATGTGCTGGTACGACGGCCAGCACTCACCCTGGTCGCTCGCGTTGTCGGCCAGCTTGATGAGCACCAGCTTGCGCAGCGGATTGCCGACCTTGGTCTTCATGGCCTTGACCATCAGCTCCATGCTCATGGGGCACCTACCGGTAGGCTCTTGCCGTAATGGCGAACTGTCTGCTCCAAGCTGGAATAGGCGCCAGGGAGATCGATCCCAAGCCCGATATAGCCGCCCCATGTGCAGGCCCACAAACCGCATTGGAGGCTACGCATGCGCGGTTTCATGCTGCACCCCGCACGGCCTTGTCATGAGTGTGCAGACCGTCCCAGTTCTTCTTCATGGGCAGCTCGCCGGCCAGGTACAGCTCGTACAGGCGCACGGCGCCCTTGCGCAGAAGGATCGGCGTGTAGCTGATGAACGCCTCTTTCCCGTGCGGAGTGATCTCTTGCTGGTGTTCGGTCATGTACTTGTCGCGGGCGTAGGCGGCGACGCGGTACCGGGTGCCGGACTTGCTCTCGTTGTAGAGCCAGTTGCGGCGCTCAAGGAAGTGCCCGACCTGCATCACGTTGACCCCATTCAGGCCCTTGCAGAACTGGACGTGGCTCATGCCTTCCTTGAACAGGTTCTCCAGGTGGTCGATCTTCTTGGCCTGGGCCTCTACCTGGACGGTGAGCAGGACGCGGGCTTTCTCCGACTCCAGCGCCATCTGGAGGATTTCCAGCTTGCTGAGGTCGGCGGGCTGGACTGGGGCGGTATAGCCACCTGTTTTTCGAATGCTTGGCAGCACTTCGCTCACCACCCATTCTTCGAAGCGTTCGGCCTGGGGCAGCTTGGAGCGCATCACCAGGCGGTAAACGTCACGCTCGGGGATGATGTTTGCCGATGGGCCAAGGGTGAACGAATCGTTCACCCCCACCGGGCGCGGGCTTTTGCAGTGGTCTCGCACTGCTTTCTGTGGGTTGGAGTAGCCGAGGCCTTCCGCCACATCCCTGGCAGAGAACCAGGGCTCTCCATCGATGAGAACGACGCGAACGTCGAACCCTTCGAAATTGAACAGGTTGACCGTGCGCGCCACAGAATCGTGGTTCGCATTTTGTGGCGCGGGCCGGATGAGGGCCTGTACACTTTGGGTCTGCATATGCATAATTCCCCTACAGAGTTTTGTATTGCAGAGAGCCGGGGCGCAATCCCGGCTTTTTTGTGCCTGCTAGAAGCCCGAAAGAGGGCCTCTGTCTTTCCACAATCAGGGAACATCGAGGCCCTTTTTGTGCCCTACCAGCCCCAACACGGGGGCCTTATGTCGCATTTGTCTCAATTGCTCCTGGATCGCGAGCGAGCGACTCATCTCCAAGTACTCATCCGTCGATCTATCCAGGCTCCAGCCAAGGTCGGCAGCCAGCTGTCGAACCTCAGCCTTCACCTCGATTGGCAACAATTCGAAGGTGGTTTCAGGCATAGGCCCTCCATAGGGGCTTCAGGCCGTTTTATCCTGCTCACCAACACCGTTCATTTCCCGGAGCAGGTCAGCGGCGCCCAGGCGTCGGCCGAGGTTGGCAAGTTCGTGCACGTAGGTGGCGAGCTGCATTCCCGCCATGCGGGCTTCCATGCGCAGCTTCCTGACCTCTTCAGGCTTCCAGCGCGATTTGATTACTTCGCTGCGTTTGTTGGCGGGGTCCAGATGCATTCAGGGATTTCCTTGTGATTGAAAAATGGTTAGGCGGCGGACTTTTGGGAAGGGAACGGGCGCTGCTCCTGGGCAGACAGGGTTCCGTCTTCTTCAACGGTCACGTAAACGTCTCGACCTACGCGAATGGCCTTGCTCAAGGCTCCCTGCGTGCAGCCGAGCATCTGCGCGGCCTTGGTATGACCGTGCTCTTTTGCGAATTCGGAAAGCGGGATTCGACGCATTGCGACGTCCTCAACAGTGGTTCTACGCAGCCAGTATGACCGCCGGTATTGTTCGCAGTCAATACCGGAGCTATTGGATTGCTGAATACCGGGGGTAATACCATTCGAGCATGACTACAAAATCTCGAAAGCTTCCGCTTGCCGATTGGCAGCTGGAGGACAGTGCCCGCCTGAAAGCCCTCTTCCAAGAGAAGAAGAGCCTGCTTGGGCTAACCCAGGACAAAATCGCAAACGAGCTTGGCGACGGAGTTACCCAGGGCGCAGTAAGTCACTTCATGAATGGCCGCACAGCTCTGAGCATGAAGGCTGCGGCTGTTTTCGCCAGAATGCTTCAGGTTCCGGTATCGGCCTTCAGCCCTACCCTTGCCGAGCAGATTGAGAGCATCAGCGGCTCATTGGCGCCATCTCAGGAGACAGACTCGGATAATCCAACTGCCAGAGAAGCGGCCAACACGCCCTTCCCTGGCGGCGACGAAGCAGAGCGCTCGCTTGATGACCGCTATGCATTCATTCCGCAGTACGACGCCAAAGCGGCGGCGGGACTGGGTAGCGAAAACCCACATGTCGAGGTGCGCGCCACCCTCGCCTTCAAGCGCGAATGGCTGCGAGTTAAAGGGGCTAACCCGAAGAACCTGATCGTGATTTATGCCGAAGGTGAGAGCATGTGGCCAACGATCAGCGATAGGGACGTGCTGCTTGTTGATAGATCCAGGGTTGATCCAATTGATGGCCATGTATTCGTGCTGGCTCACGGCGACAAGGCCATTGTAAAGCGCCTGGTGAGGACAGCTTTTGGTGGCTGGACCATTCGGAGCGACAACGAAGACAAGAACGATTACCCGGATCGATTCTTCTCGCGCAGCGATGCCAACGAGCACCGGATCATCGGCCAGGTCATTTGGCGTGGCGGAGACTTGTAGCCATGACCCTAACCAAACCCAACCAAGACCTTCGCCGCGACCTCCAGGGCTTGGCTTCTGACCTCAAATGGTCAGCGGTCGAGCTGATGCGAATTGCCGAACGACTGAGCCTGGCTGGAAACGAGCATGACGCCCAGGCAGTGATCAGGATCTGCCAGGTGATGCAGGCTGTGGAGGATCGGTTGGTGGGGTATGGGGATGAGGTGATGGCGGGGCGCATCAGTCGCAGCGAGAACCAATAAAGCGCTTATTCGATAGAGAAGAGAATGGAATCGATTCATCAAATCAAGCTAGCCTCCGAGATGCCTGTAACCTACACCGGAAGGATTACAGACCAGCACCTTATCGACGCCTCTCAGTTTTCTCGCTCGCTCGCAGGCATGAGTCGGCTTTACTCATTGATTGGGCATTACTGTCTCACCTTAGAAGTGCCCGCCCCCAGGGCTCAATTGCCCTTTCAGTGTTTTTCCAGGCCTAGCAAGGAAGGATCATACGCTGCCTACCTAACACTGGCCCATGTAGCGAATGAGTACCAGCTTTTTGCAGACGTTTACAAGGATGCGCTAGACTGGCTAATCTCAAAAGTCATGGGTTTTGTCAAAGACGCCCTCACAGGTAACGGCAACGTGAAAGAACTGGTTGAAGTCATCTCGCAGCAGGCAAAGGCTTCTGCCGAGCTCAACACGTTGCTGGCAAACAGCTTGTCAACAGCACACGGTGACGTGGTGAAGTTGCAAGAAAAATTGATAGAAACTCTGCCCCATCTTGTGTCGGCCGCCAAACCTGCATACCGATCCGCAACCACTCCTGTCGGCAAAAGCTGTAACGCCATGGTCCAATTCGGCGGAACCAGTGAAGAAATTCTCATCTCGGAAGCAGAGGCTATGGCGATGCGCTCAGATGCCGATCTCGAGGTAGGGGCTGCAGCTGAATTCGTTCTTGAGCGAATGGTTGCCCTCAACGTGAATACTGGCCTATGCCGTGTAAAAATTGAGGGGGAGTCCTCCTTGGTGTCAGGACAGGTGGTAGATATCGAGCTATCCATGCCGAACAACCCATATTCCAAAGCGCTGAATGAGCATTCAGCCATGCGCGTCAGGGCGAAGCCCGTCTTCAAAGATGGTGCGCTTTATAGGCTGTTCATTAGCGAAGCCATCCAGTGACTGACGGCCCGCCTCGGCGGGCTTTTTCATGCCTTCACGCTTTTTTCACGCCCTACCCTGCACAGTCAAGGCTCATCCGCTTCCCTACGTTAGCCCGCATTGCAGTGCGGGCTTTTCTTTGGGCGCCACACACCCTCATCCGTGCATCCGTAGCGCAGCATTCGCCGTTCGGATCAGCACCAACCACTCTTGAAAGTCGATCAGGCCCCGATGCCTGAGGTCAGCAGCTGCGTTAATGGCTGTGGAGTAACGCTCTTCGCTTAGCGGGACCCCTGCATAGGTTTCTTTCCATGCTTCTAGAGCATTCGGTCTTTCCTGCTGCTCCTGCTTACTCAGCGACTCGAAATCCTGCTTCATCAACGCGCCCTAACCTTTAGATTAATCGTTTCAGCAATTATACCTATGGCTAGGATGGAAAGATTCAACTACGCGACGAGCGTGACTTTACAGCAGGTATTTTTATGCGTCCGTGATGGCTGATGGCCAGAGTGGTAGGATGACGATTTCTCAGGAAGAGCCAAGATGCGTAAATCCCTGCTCGCCACCCTTCTCACCACCGCCCTTTGGTCCGCCCTGGCTGCCGCTGAGCCTACCTACATCGAAAAGATGACCGGACTGCCCGCAATTTGCAGTATTGACGCCATCCAGGAAGAAACCAAGGTATGGGCTGCTGAAAGAAAATATGGGGAGGGCAGCAAGCACTGGTCAGAGGCCTTCCATCATCGCCTGGATGTAGTCAGGACCTGCGTGGATGACGCTAAAGAAAAGGGGAAAGCCTTGTACAAGGCCGAGGTTGATAGCCAGCCCTCACTGAAGTCGGAACTGGCCGATATGTACGTATCTTGGCTTGGCTACCTCGACCATCTTATTGACGATGACCGCGATGCCTATCGGCGCCAGTATGAGCTTTCAGCGAATCGGCTGAAGGCCCAGATCGACTCGATGTAGCCCCTTCAGGCGCCCGAAGAGCCCGCCTGCGAGCGGGCTTTGTTTGAGCATCAAGCCTTACCGCCGTAGCGCTCCCAAGCCAAGATCATATCTTTCATGGCGCGTTTTTGAGCATCCGGAAGGGTAAAGTCGTTGTAGTACTGCTTGCCGTCGAACCTGATGGTCACCTTTTTGGCGTCTGCAATTTTTCTCAGCATGGCCTTGTTCTGGGCAACAGTGTCCGACCACTCCCAGATTCCGCCATAACCGTTATCTCGCTCGAAGTCGAGGCTGCCAAGCTGGAATGTCTGATCATCAGCCTTGATCGTTACGCTCTGGACGAATAGCCAGCTATCAGAATGATATTGAAGCTTCAGCCTCAGCGGCATAACCCGAGAGTTCTCGCCCTCCAGCCCGAAATACAGGGACATATAGGTGTCGAGCGTAGGGATGGACTTGTGGGAAACCCAGGTTATCCCTCTGATCTCATCGGTATTTTTCTTCAGGTTCTTATCCAGTCGGGCTAGGGCGGCCCTCGCCTCCTCCGCTTTCTTTGCTTCTGCTGCCAGCCTTTCAGCTTCCGCAGCCTTTTCCTCACGCTCAATGGCATCAAGCAGAGATTTTGCCGTGATCGCTTCTGATTTTTCCGGATAGCGTGCGATGAGGTCTTGCAGGCCTGATTTGGCAGCAGCGTTATCTCCGGCGGCTTTGGCGTCCTTCGCTCGCGCCAGCAGCCTCTGGGCTCCATGTTTTTCAGCATCCAGTTCCGCCTTGAGCGCGACGACCTCAGAACGCAGCTTGCTCACCTCTCCTTGAAGCTGCTCAGCCTTCTCCCTGTCGGCATTCCCGCATCCGGTAAGCGCCAACCCAACAGCCAATGCAACAACCGCCCTCTTCATCGCCAAAAGCTCCTTGTGTGGTTGGGTGACTCTATCAAAACGCCATCACCCACACGACATCTCGCCATGGGCCTGTGCGGATTTTTTGTGGGCGCGAGAAATTTTATGACCGGAGGTATTGACCATATAAAATACCGGCGGTATTGTTCATTCCATCGAGGCGCTACACAGCCCCTCGCCAGGCCCTCACCGGCCGCGGCTCTTTCACATTGATGGGAACCTCGCGGATCGATCCCGGTAACGGCACAGCGCGAGCAATAAATTCGATCCCCATGCCAGCTCTGGAACTGGCCAGCTCGATATCAGGCGGAACGTCAGCACGGCAGGAACACAGGCCGGGCCACGGAAAGCGGATGAAGGGTTGCGCTGCAAACGCTCCCTGCCGGGATGCCCTCAGAACGGGCGTCAGTGCCTGGCACAGCGCGAGTAGTGATCAAGTAATCGCCCAGGCCACCGTGGCGTGTAACGGAGCCCAGCAAGACCACGTATTCACTGAAGCACCTGGGCGACCGGGTGCTTTGGGAATCCACTGGAGGAAGATGGAATGGCTCAGTTCTACATCGACAATCACCTCAGTAACGGCAAGCGCTTGGAATGGCTTGCTCTTCCCGACCAGGGCGAGCGTGTTGAATCGGTCGTGCAGCAGGTCAAACAGGCCGCGATCAACAAGTTCGGCGGCATCGTTTACTTCAACCGCTGGGAGCACGTCGTGGCCAGCAACGGCTATGTCACGGTGAGGATGTACGCATGATGCGGTTCTTCAAGCCAATGCGCGGCTGCCGCATTTTCGCAAGCGAAAAGCACATGACCAGGCCGGCCGGTGAGTTCATCGGATGGTGCGAGAAGGTCGAGGAGAACATCTGCATTTTCCGCGACGGAGCGGTAGTTGACCGATTCATCTGGAGGTTCAACAACAGCAACGGCACGCAGGAGCTCAACAGCTGGTACGAGTACTCAGCATGAAGATTTCACTGGCTGGCCTTGGCGACAGGGCCAGACGGGAAATCAACTGGATAGCGGAGCAATTCCCGATGACCACGATTATCCAAGATCGCTTCGATAGCGGCGCGCAGGTGAGCCTGGAGATGGACAAAAACGAAGGCGAGCTGTTCGTCTTCCACTGCCCGGCAGGTCAAGGCTGCAAGGTTAGTAAATGGCCGCTGGATAGCTATCACATGCCGATCGCGATGGCTCATTACGAGCAATGCCTCGAGCTTGAACGCGCCGCCTTCGAAGCCTGCTCCGCGTCCGCCTGACAATAACTGCCCGATGCCCTGCTCCCCATCGCAGGCTGCATCGGGGTGTGATCTGAGTCGAAGCATCTAAGCGCGGCAATGTGGTTGCAAAGCGGTGGGTCGCCCCCGCCGCGGATGAGACGGACCCGCCAGATCACACCCCGATGCATCCCGCATCCCCTCCCTTCACATCGACCGCATCAGACAGGTGCCAGTACTGCGCTCTCACGGCGCGCAGAGGTTGGTCGCCTGCGCTGGCATCTGTCTCATGCGGTTGGCTACCGAGGTTCACAAGATGAGCAAAGAAACAGGCGGACCGGCGTTTCCGGTCACATTGCCGAGTGGCGAGTCATACCAAGGACACTTGCCGCATGACGGCATGACCCTGCGCGACTACTTCGCGGCGAAGGCGGTTACAGGATTTGCGGCGAATCCCTCGATGATCGACAGCAACGACAGCAAGGCGATCGCCTACATGGCTGACTGCGCCTATCAGGTTGCTGACGCCATGCTCGCCGCCCGGGTGAAGCCATGAGCGGCTGGCAGCCGATTGCATCGGCGCCGCGCGACGGCACTGAGGTGCTGCTTGCATCCATTGGCCAGACATTCGACGGCGTGCCGATCCCGGATCGAGTAACGCTTGGGCATTACACCGTAGGCGACGAGCTCCTGAAGCACGTAGGCGACTGCGGCGGTGTGTGCCGCTGCCCTGAGTACGAAGACATCGAACCCTTCTGGATGTCGTGGGACGGCGGATTCACCGATGAAAACCCGCCTACCCATTGAATGCCACTCCCACCACCACCCACCGAGTAACCCACCACCTGGAGGCGACCATGGGCGCACTTCGAGCAGCACAATGGCAGTTTGACGAGGAGTTGCCTCCATCGGTGAGTGAGTCGCCGCAGGAGGCAGCAGAAAAGGCTTGGATCAGCAATGGCGTACCTGAGCTTATGGCCCGCCGGGATTACCTGTTTCAGCTCAAGGGTAAGCAAGTTGGCGTCGGGTATGAGCGCTTCGCCTTGGCGGTCGACGAATTCGTGATGAGCGAGCTTGGCGCGCAGGGGGCAAGCCCTACAGTGCTGGGACGGCTCGTTCTGGCCGCGCTGGCCAAGTCCAGCAGCGAGGCAGCTTCGGCGGCGCAGGAGATGTTCAACGCACCAAGCCATCAGGCGGTGCTTGAGCAACTGGCCATCGACCTCCTGACCCCCTTCGCCAAAGATGGAGTTCTGGCCCAAGCCGAGGAGGCGGAATGAAAAGCCCTCACGTCCTGATCGACGAGGAACTTGAGGCCATGGCTCACCCTGAGACGCCACTGTCCTGGCAGGCCATGGTCCTCAAGCTCCTCACCGAAATGCTGGCCGACCAGCGCATCACCATCGAAGAGTTCAACCACTACTGCGGGCGCCTCAACAAGATTGTTGATGGGCGCAGGGAGGCTGCATGACCACTCCAATCGTTAAATCGCTGATCGACGAGCAGCTCGAGGACGCCAAAGCCGCCCAGGTCCGCGGCATCTTGCAACTCCCGGTCGGAATGCGCGTCGTTGACCTGCCCTACCCGATCAAGGCCGACTGGCTGAAGCGCCGGCCGATCAACCTCGGTCGTCGACAGTGACCTCCTTCCAGCGGGCCCGCCGAATCGCCACCTGGCGCGGCTCGTTCTTCGCCATCACCTTCTTTGCTCTCTGGATGCTGCTGAGCTCGCTGGCTGGCGGCATCACTTCCTGAATCACACCCGAGCACGGCGGGCCCTTCGGGGATAACCGTACCCATTCGGGAGCGTAAGCCGGCAAGAGCGCGCAACCATCACCGGCAGCCAGGGCGTGGGCCAGCATACCTCCGTGCTTGCGTGACCTGGCATTCCCCATCAATCGACAGCGCCAACCAGGCGAGAGGTACAGCAATGTCCACCGACAACATGCGCATCTGGAGCCTGGTCGAAAAGACCAACACCCAGTTCACGAAAAAGGCTGAGGTCAACGGCCAGAGCATCACCAGCCTGAACGGCACCGCCATGGTGATGAAGGCCACCGAGATGTTCGGTCCGATTGGCATCGGCTGGGGTTACAAGATCCTTGAAGAGCGCTTCGATGAAGGTCACGAAATATTCGCTGGCGAAGGCGAAAAACGCATCTGCCTGGGCCGCGAGATCGGCCACACCATCAGGATCTCCCTCTGGTTCATACAGAACGGCCAGCGCGGGGAAGTCGAGCAGTACGGCTGCACGCGCTACCAGTACAAGACCCGCTACGGCATGACAACCGACGGCGAGGCCCCGAAGAAATCGCTAACCGACGCAGTCAAGAAGGCCCTCTCCATGTTGGGCTTCAGCGCCGATGTGTTCCTCGGAATGTTCGATGACCAAAACTACGTTCAGCAACTGCAGGCGGAGGAAGCCATCGAGTCGGCCGAGGACCGCCAGGTGGAGGTTGAACGCCAGCAAGAAGAGCGCCTGACCTTCATCAAAAACACGATTGAAACGATGAAAACCGCGCTCACCCCGCAGGAGCGCAAGAAGATTCATGACCACGCAGTACGCAGGCTCATCGGTCGAAGAGACGAACGAGGCGCCGCACGAATTTCACTGGAACTCAAAAACCTGGAAGCAGGCAAAACCGGAGAGGAAGCAGCATGACCCAACTCTACAAGCTGACTGGCCAGATGGCTGAACTGGCCGCAATGTGCGACACGGATGACGAAGGCCTGAAGCAAGCCATTCAAGACACCATGGCCGGCATCCAGGGTGAGTTCGAAGAAAAGGCCGATAGCATCGTCATGCTCCGCCGGAACATCGAAGGCGATATCGGCGCCATCACTGCCGAGATCGATCGCCTGACCGAGTTGAAGCGCATCAAGACCAACAGCGTTGTGCAGATGACCGATTACCTGCGCCGGAACATGGAGGCCGCCGATCTGAAAACGATCAAGCGCCCCCTGTTCACGATCAGCCTCGCGATAGGCAAGGAGAAAGTGATCGTCGACAACGAACAGGCAGTGCCGGACGAGCTGACGTCGGTAGTGACCAAAATCGCACCGGACAAGAACGCCATTGCAGCCAAGCTGAAAGCGAATCGCGAACACAACGAGTCCGTCCGCAAACGAATGGCAGCCGGCGAAGACTGCGAGCACGAACTGATTCCTGAGCCGACCTGGGCCCATCTGGAGCGTGGCGAGAGCTCGATCCGTATCAAGTGAGGTGATCATGAGCAACAACTACATCCTCGCCGGCGCCGAGCGCCAGGCTCAACTGGAGGCAGCGAAAGCTGCCTTCTTTGCATCTGGCGGATCAATTGCGGTGATCGCGGGTTGCTCATTCACTCCTCGCCCGATGCGCTCCCACCCGCAGCCCTTCATAAAACCGAAGCAGCCTGAAAAGCCTGAGCAAAAGCCGAGCTCCAGCCGACGCGCAATCGCGGAGCGAAACGAAAGAATCGCTGAATTGGCTGAGACAATGACCTGTAACCAGGCGGCTGAGGAAATGGGAATTTCCTCGAAGTCGATCCGTGATATCGCATTCAGGCTTGGTATCAAATTCCTGCCAGCACCGACCGGGAGAGCGCCGAGGCCTGCATCTGAGTTCACCGCAATGGCTGAGCGGATCGAGGCCTTGGGCAAGATCGGAGTGAGCAAGGTTCGCGCGGCGAAACATCTTGGCATCACGCCAAGACTCCTTTCGCGGATCGCCAAGGAGTTCGGCATCGACTTCCCAGGTCATGGTAAGAAGCCAAAATGATCCAGGAATTTCGCCGGAACGATGCAATCAAGGCTGTCAAATACGCCGCCCAGATGGCAATAGCCACAGGATGCCCGTGGGGCGTCTACCGCAACTTCAAGACATCCATTATTGCCATGCCGACCCTCAAAGCCAAGAAGGACGCTCTTGAGGTCTGCACGCCATGAGGAGCATCCACAAGCTCACGCAGTCCCGACGCCGGCAACTGCATGTTCATCTTCCGCCCAGCGGGCTGTTAGAGCAAAAACAGGAGCTGATCAATGCGAGTCGACCTTCCGGGCCAGATCGATCTGCCCATTCAGGTTGCGCATCAAGCGCCGGCGGCAGCGACCGGCAGCAAGGAAGAGTTGGCTGAGCGCATTGCGAGAGCGCTGGTCAAGTACGACACAAACCCGTCCTCGGCGCTCTGGATCGAAATTCAGGCCTGCGCCAACGCCATCCTCAAGTAGCCATGCCCCTCAAAAAAAACGCCGCATCCAGCCATGGAAGGCGGCGATCACCCTGGAGAAACACATGAGCCAAGTAAATCAGCAAGTCATCGCCGCATCCGAACTCCCCGCCCTGGGCCAGCCGCTTCTCGGGGGCGTCTTCGCTGCCCGCTACTGGCTCAACGGCCAAGAGCGCGCCCTGATCCTGCTCTCCGACGAGTTCGAAGGTCCCTGGGGTGAGTATGGCGTCGAGATCGCCGGCGCCAGCAGCTACAGCGATGGCCACGCCAACACTCTGGCCATGGTCGAAGGCGGTAGCGAGATTGCCAAAAAGGCGCTGGAGCTGGATGCGTACATCCCGTCCTGCCTTGAAGGCCAGCTGCTGATGGCGGCCAAGGCCGATGGACTGGTGACCCTGCGAGAGGATCGCTGGCACTGGCTGAGTTCGCAGTACTCAGCCCACGACGCCTTCAGCATGGACGTCGAAGATGGCTGGCTCGACGACTACGGCAAGGACATCGTGCGTCTCGTGCGCCCCGTCCGCAGCCGAATTATCCAGTAATTCACTCCTTCATTCCTTTCCCTTGCAGGTGATTCCGGGTTCGTCAGAATGGCGATCAGACCAGAAGCACGCCGGGAAGCGCCGGCCGCCTGCCCCCTTATCTCGCTCACAGGAGCACCCAATGCAAGCGAATCAACTGACAACCTACACCCGGGGCGACTTAACGATCAGCAGTCCTGACGAAGGTGTGGTGCTGAAGCTGGCAACACTCGCCATTGCCGCGGCGCCGGCCATCTCCGCAAACGGCGCGCCGCCAGTTGGTGAGTACTGGCCGGGTGAAGGTGGAGTAAATGGCGGACTCTTCCCGGGCGACGGGAAGCCGTACTACCTGATCGTGCCGACCGGCGCCGACGCTGAAGCCAAGCTCGAATTCGGCAGCTACGGCAAAGAGCTCGATGGTGCAGAGAGTCCGCATGACGGAATGACGAACACCGCTGACCTGGTCGAAACTGACAACGACTACCCGGCGGCACGATTCTGCGCGAAGTTCGAGCGGGATGGGCATAACGACTTCTATCTGATGGCGCGGCGCGAAGCATCCTTCCTGGAGATCACTGTTCCACACCTGTTCTCCAAGGACTACCACTGGACGAGCACGCAGTACTCAGCCAACGGCGCCTACAGCATGGACGTCGAAGATGGCTGGCTCAGCAAGCACGGCAAGGACAACGAGCGTCTCGTGCGCCCCGTCCGCAGAAAATACTTCTGATACTTCACTTCTTCATTCATGGGCGCCTCGGCGCCCTCGCTTTTCGAGGATGCCAGGATGGCACTGCATACGGATTTGGAAATCCACAAGGTTGCTGAGGAACTGCTCGGGCTTGCGCTCGACCTGGTCAGGAATATCCCGCGCGACCTGAAACAGGTCGTCGGCTCAAAGATCCGCGACGAGTGCCTGCAAGTGCTCGTGCTGATCGGTCGGGCGAACATGAGCCGGGATCGTCTCAATCACCTCAACCAACTGCTCGAAAGCGTCTGGATGCTGAACTACCTGCTGCGTGCCCTCACCAACAAGGGCTTCATCAGCAAAGGCCAGCACGCCACGGCAATGAAGCTCACGGCCTCTGTCGGCCGCCAGGCGAACGCCTGGAAGAAATCCGCAACCGCGCCCGCTGCTTGAGGGTCAAGGCCCTTCTGCCTGTGCGCTAAATCTGGTCGTGCCGCTGTCCTGTGGACACCGCCATGCGCACCACGGAAACCGCCGGCTGATGCCGAAAGGTCCGGCGCAGTTACCGGGCTGAGCAATCGTCCCGGCAATGTAAATAGCACGACAGGTCGCAGTACTCAGCCAACAACGCCTACAACATGGACTTCGAAGATGGCTGGCTCAACAACAACGACAAGAACAACGAGCGTCTCGTGCGCCCCGTCCGCAGATTTACCCGTTGCGAGCTTCACATTCGAGGAGCTAACCATGGCCTACTACGATTGCCGGCGGCACAAGCGGAACACCGCAAGCGCCAGGCGCTTCGAGCAGGACATGGAAACCAATCTCCTCGACCTATTCGACGAGCTCCAGGCTGGAACCTACCAGCCTGGCCGCTCAATCTGTTTCGTGGTCACCAGACCAAAGGCCCGCGAGGTGTGGGCCGCCGAGTTCCGCGACCGCATCGTGCACCACCTGCTGTACAACCGCATCGGCTCCGCCATAGAGCGCAGCTTCATAGCGGACAGCTGCGCCTGTATCCCCGGGCGCGGCACACTGTACGCCGGTAAGCGGATGGAGGCTAAGGTACGAAGCCAGACCCAGAACTGGGCGCGACCTGGCTTCTACCTGAAGTGCGACCTCGCCAACTTCTTCGTGTCCATCGACAAGAGGGTGCTGGCCGGGCAGCTGGAGAGGCGGATCAGCGATCCGTGGTGGCGCGCGCTGGCCCTACAGGTGCTCTGGCACGATCCGCGAGACGACTACGAGATCCGCAGCCCACGGCACCTATTCAACCGGGTGCCGCAGTATAAGCGACTCACGACCCAGCCTGCGCACCTCGGGCTACCGATAGGCAACCTGTCCTCGCAGTTCTTCGCCAACGTATATCTCGACGCCCTGGATCAGTTCTGCAAGCACGAGTTGAAGGTCCGACACTACATCCGCTACGTCGATGATTTCGTGCTCTTGCACGAATCGCCGCAGCAGCTCAACGAGTGGCTGTTCCGGGTCGAGCAGTTCCTCCCCGGCTTGGGCGCCAAGCTCAACCCGGCGAAGACGATCCTGCAGCCCATCGACCGCGGCATCGACTTCGTCGGGCACGTGATCAAGCCCTGGCGGCGCACGACCAGGAAGAAGTCGGTAGCCCAGGCGCTGAAGCGAACGGCGGCGGTACCGCCGGAGAACCTGCGCGAGACCGCCAACAGCTACTTCGGCTTGCTCAGCCAGGCCAGTCACAGCCAGCGCGACCGTGCCGCACTGGCAAACCTCGTTCTTCGCCGCGGGCATGTCGTCAACGGCGATCTCACCAAGACCTATCAAAAACGGTAGCGCTGCCCGCCAGCGCCTTCCCCTCTCAAACGATAACGAATCACGCCGCCCAGGCGAGGACCGCCCATGTCTGCATTTCAGAAAAAGAACCCGTTCGACTTCAAGACCCAGTACGGTCTCGGCCTGGATCCACAGGATGACGAGATCGTCGTTGACTTCTTCTGCGGTGGCGGCGGCGCCGGGACCGGCCTGGAGATTGGCCTGGGTCGTCCGGTGGACGTGGCCAAGAACCACAGCCCGGCGGCGATCAGCATGCACACCGCCAACCATCCGCACGCCCGCCACTTCACCACCGATGTGTTCGAGGGTGACCCGGACGAAGAATGCCAGGGGCGCCGCGTCGGCTGGTTCCACATGAGCCCCGACTGCACCCACCACAGCCAGGCCGCGGGCGGGCAGCCGCGCAAGCGCGAGATTAGGAACCTGTCGTGGATCGGCCTGAAGTGGGCCGGGAAGAAGCAACCCCGGGTGATCAGCCTGGAGAACGTGAAGCAGATCCTGCAGTGGGGCCCGCTGATCGCAAAGCGCGACAAGGCCACCGGCCGGGTGATGAAGCTTGACGGCACTGTGGCGGACATCGGCGAGCGCGTGCCGGTGCATCAGCAGTTCCTGGTGCCGGACCCGAAACGTCGCGGCATTACCTGGCGCCGGTTCGTGCAGTTGCTCGAAGGCATGGGTTACCAGGTGGAATGGCGGATCATCAAGGCCTGCGACTTCGGCGCCCCAACCAGCCGAGAACGCCTGTTCATGATCGCCCGCAGCGATGGCCAGCCAATCGTGTGGCCGGAGCCAACCCACGCCAAGAACCCAGCCAAGGGTCAGCAGAAGTGGCGAACCGCCGCCGACTGCATCGACTGGAGCGTGCCGAGCAAGAGCATTTTCGGCCGCAAGAAAGAGCTGGCAGCCGCAACGCTGCGCCGGGTGGCCAAGGGAATGAAGAAGTTCGTTCTGGACAACCCGCAGCCCTTCATCGTGCCGATCGCGAACTGGTCGGGCGAGCTGGCCCAGTCAGCCGACGAGCCGCTGCGCACCGTCACGTCTTGGCCGCGCGGCGGCTCATTCGCCATGGCCAGCCCTACCCTGGTGCAGACCGGATACGGAGAACGTACCGGCCAGCAGCCCCGCGTGCCTGGTCTGGATCAGCCGCTTGGAACCGTCGTTGCCGGCGGCGTCAAGCATGCGCTGTCCAGCGCAGTGATTCTGCCAGCAACCCATCAGGGCACTGTGCGGGTGAACGACCCGGGTGAGCCGCTGCCAACGGTAACCGCCGCCAACCGCGGGGAGCTGATGATGGCAAGCCCAGTAATGGTTGGGGCCGGCGGCCCGGTGTACGCCGGCAAGCCTGTACCAGCTGACCAACCCATGGGCACCCTGATGACCCAAAGCCACCGCGCCCTTGCAGCGGCGCACTTGGTCAAGTTCCGGTTCAACAGCGATGGCTCGGCCATCACGGATCCGGTGCCAACCATCACCAGCGGCGGCAACTACAAGCGCCCGGCAGGCGCAGCGCATGCGATGGGAATTTGTACTGCTTTCATTGAGCAGGCCAACGGCGGGTTCAACACGACCCCAGCCCGTGACATGGACGAGCCGATGAGCACCGTCACCAACACGGGCAGCCAGCAGCGCCTGGTAACAGCCAGCCTGGCCACGCTCAGGCGCAATTGCGTAGGCCGAGCCGTTGATGAGCCCGTACCGACCATGACCGCCGGAGCCGAGCACCACGCCCTGGTCGAGTACAAGCTGTCACCGGAGCATGAGCAAGGCGCCCTACGCGTCGCGGCGTTCCTGATCAGCTACTACGGCACGGAGAACATCAGCGCAGCAGACGCGCCAGCGCCGACTGTCACCACCAAGGACCGGCTGGGCCTGGTCACGGTGTTCGTGAAGGGCACGCCCTATGTGATCGTCGACATCTGCCTTCGCATGCTGCAGCCGCACGAGCTCTACCGCGCACAGGGCTTCCCAACTAGCTACATCATCGACAAGGGCGCCGACGGCAAGCCGTTCACGAAAACCGAGCAGGTGCACATGTGCGGCAACAGCGTCAGCCCGCCGCCCATGGCCGCGCTGGCCCGCGCCAACGACCCATGGCGCACTTCCGACAGGCTTGCTTCAGCTGCATAGTGGCGTCTTCACCAACTCCCAAGCCCAGCCCATCGCATCTAGAATGCCCTGGGCTATCAGCTGAACGATTACCTCTTCTATCACACGCTTCATCATGTCGGTACAGCTCCTCTGTAGATGAGGAAATTCTGCTGTCACGACCAATTCGAATCCTCTTGGGTTTTTTCCAAAAACCCTTCATCAGCGATCACTGCCGATCACGACTGCTCACACAGCAACTACCGTTTGTCGGCAATCGAGGTATCCCCATGCCCACAGAAAACCGATCCAGCACCGAAATGGTCAGCGTGCCGCGCGAACCGACTGAAGAAATGATCGTAGCTTTCGCTGAGGTTTGGTACTCGAAGCGCCAGACAATCGACGACCCGGACATGGTTGATGCCTACAAGGCCATGCTCGCAGTTGCACCAGCCGAACAGCTCCAGGGCGAGCCGGTGGCGTGGCTGATCGATTGGCCAGAAGAGCCTGAACTTGGCCACTATTTCAGCGACGAGAGCAATCCTGTCGCCCGTTCTCGACCGCTCTACACCCACCCAGCGCCAGCGGTGCAAGAGGGCGAGTTGGTGGGGGTCGTCCGAGAATCTGCTGACCGCGGATATCAGGTCCGCTGGACTCAGGACGGCATGCAGGCCCTGCGCAACGGCTTGCACCTCTACAACCAAGCAGATGCTGGGGAGGTTGATCGGCCGCGCGCCGAGGTCAAGCGTCTGGATTTGCTTGTCACCCAGGCGGACTACAACTACGACGAAGACCGCGCGAACCTCAAGCGTCAGTTGGCCGAGCGGGATGCGCACCCGGTGCGCGCACTTGGTCAAGAAGCCTACTCAACCCTGTTGGGCATGGTTGAGCACTGCCTGAACCAGCGTGTTTGCATGGGCATGGATGAAGGCTTCAAGTCCTTTGACTCAGAAGACGAACACGACTTCGTGAAGGAGCTGCGCGCGTTTCTTGCCCTATCCGCCAGCGCAGAGTCGCAGGTGAAGTCGTGAAGACGCATTTCGCACCATTCACCGACCTGGACGACATTGAGCAAGCGCCCTGCGGCACCTGGCTGGGCGAATCCTCCGAACTGTCAGGCGACTGGGCCAAAGTCAATTGCCGGCTGTGTCAGAAACGCAAGGAAAGGCTCATCGCCGACGCAGCTGATGAAGAGCGTTTCATCGTCGAGCAGATGGGTGACATGGCGGCGTTCATGCGCGCGGAAGGCTCCGCCCAGCAAGAGAACATCTGTACTCCACAGCTTTAACCCCTCTCCCCTCTATTCAACTGCCGCGATATGGCGGCCAAGGAATCGTCATGCCTACAGAAAACCGATTCACCAATACCGAGATTGCCAAAAATTGTGGCTCCTTTCGCCGCCGTGGCCGACTGATCCAGACCTAAACCTCAAGCGCCCAGCAAGGAGCAACGCTCATCGACCATCGCCATAACGCGTTCCTTGAAAACCGCTAGGAGAGTGGCGAGAGTCACTCCCTCCTTCACCGGTTGAATCAGTATGTACCCAAATTTTTCGCCCTGGACGACTATGTGCTGCTCGGCTTTCCAAGGACTGCCTATGGTGGGCCACTTGAGCTTGAACGTAGCTGCGTAACCGCGGTAAAGCATTTCATGGGTGTAAAAACAATTAGAACTCATATGACTGCTCGTGCGCGATCATCACGATCGCAGCAAACTGAAGCATTAGATGGGGCTTCTGCCTTTGAGTAGACGAGGATCAAAGGCTTGCCGCGTATGAGGGGCTAGATGCAGAGCTTCTGGCTGGGTTGCCAGCGCTCTTATGGATGGTTCGACCAAGTCGAATAGGCATAGGGGAAATGTCCCCACAAATTGTGATGCTCTCAGCTACTTAGGTTACAGCAGGCGCACACCTGTTCCCTAAGCATTTCAATAAATCTGAATGGGCGCTGCTCGGGCGCGTGTTAGCCAGTACCGCTCATGGTTTCGGCGGCCCACTGTAAAGCTCTCTGCCTAGCCCAGGCCATTGCTGTAGAGATCGTTTGGCCTTCGCAGGCAGGGTGGTACTCCTCATGAAGTGCAAGCCCCTTAACGCCATAAATACCGAAGAAGAGCTGGGTGACGCCCTCCTTTGAAATCCGTGCCTGGATGTTGATGAGGGAGCCACAAGGAAGGCGCTCGTCCTGATTGCGGAAATGCAACTCGGGGTTGGCCCATTCCCAGTAAACCTGACCACGATTACGCATGGTGGGGCCTTCGAGAATTTGAGAAGTGATATTGCTGTTGTGAGCGTACAGCAGTTCAGCGGAACGGCCAGTAATAAATCGAACTTATCACCTTCCACAGCTGCCGCGAGTGAGCGGCCAAGGAATCGTCATGCCTGAAGCAATCAAACTGATCCAGCCGGTACCGGTCGTTCGCGATGAGAACGGCATGTTCTACCACCCCGACATGCCCGACTTCGACGAAGGCGAAGAGGAGAAGTGCAAGGCCTGGGTCGCCGAACAGGGCCTGGAAGTGAAGATGGTCGAGCTCGAATACCACAGTGACGAGTCGATCTCGGAGCGCTACTTCGAAGCCGGTGAAGCGGACTGCAGCTACTGGGAGCCGGATCGTCCCGAGGGCGATGGCTGGTTCTGTCTATCGATTCACGATAGTGACAACGGCCCGGTGTGCTGGTGGGCTCGCCGGGTGGTGACGCCATGAGCCAGGCAAAGGAACGTCCAATCCTGTTCAGCGCGCCGATGGTCCGCGCGCTTCTAGAAGGCCGGAAGACCGTCACCCGCCGTTCAATCAAACCGAGCATGCGAGGCTTTGACGTCTCGTTCGAGCTTCACCAGCAGGACGACGGGTCATGGCGCCCCATGCACACGTTCGACGAAAGCTGCATGGATGACCAAGGCACAGAGCACCCAGTCGTTTGTCCGTATGGCCAGCCAGGCGACCGACTGTGGGTGCGCGAGAGCTTCTGGCAGGCCGGCACCTACGTCCAGAGCTATCCAGACGACGATGAGGGCTCGTGGGCAGGCAGCCGCCGAGTTCACTACCGCGCTGACGGAGCGCCGCCGAACGAACCTAATCGGCATTATCCAGGCGGCCTGCGAAACGGCAGCTACTCAGCAGCGGATCCCGACAAGATCTGGCGGCCCAGGCCATCGATTCACATGCCGCGCTGGGCCAGCCGCATCCTGCTGGAAATCACCGCAGTGCGCGTTGAGCGGCTGCAGGACATCACCGAGGCGCAGGCGCTGGCCGAGGGCGTGAGGCTTTATACCGATCACTCGGAGTGTGGCGACTGGTACCACGTTGAGGGGATCGAAACCTACAGCGCAGATCCGCGCAAGTCGTTCGAGCTGCTCTGGACCGGGATCAATGGCGCCGAATCATGGGGCGTGAACCCGTGGGTCTGGGTCGTTGAGTTCAAGAGGATTCAGCCATTCAAGCCCGACGACGATACCCGGTGACCAGCAGCACGAGGCCAGGCACCAGGAGGCCGACCGACGTGTATCCGAATGCAGCCTGACCTGACGCTCCAACGGCGGCGAACGCAGCGCCAATCGCAATGAGCGGCACGGCGGCGAAGTAAAACGGTTTGGCTGTCTTGCCCATATCAATACTCCTGTTCATTCCCTCTTTTAACACATGAGCCCGCCGACATGCGCGGGCGAGGATTCTTTATGTCCGCAACCACCCGATTCCACGAAACAGCCAATGACGCCCTGGTTGAGATCAGCCGCCACCTTCCGCCAGGCGCCAAGCTGGCACTGGTCATCTACACCGCCGGCAGCCCGGAACTCGACATCGTGCTCAAGGACCAGGGTCTTGACCCTGACGAGGTGGTGGGCACCCTACGTCGGCGTGGCGGCCTGAGCCTAGACGGCGACAACGCCTACAAGAGCAGTCTCTGCGACGTCATAGTGGGCTCGCTGGCCTGCGGGAAGCAGAACAACAACCCGCCACCTGCTGGCCACTGGTGCGAACAGTTCTGGGAAATCGGGAGGGCTGAGGGAGAGCAACAGGCGCACCTGTTGGCCGAACTCACCCAGGCTCGTGACCAACGCGACGCCCTGCTCAGTGCTGCTGTGGAAGCTCTGTCTGTGATCGAACGGATAAAGCCAGCTGGCAATGGCAACGGGACACAGGTGCGGCTTGCCGCAGCAATCGACAAGGCCAAGGCCTGACCACCAATAGCCGCCACCGGCGGCGTGGAGACCATCCATGACCCTGCGACTGATCTCAGTCACCATCGCGGCCGAGATGCTGGGCATCAGCCGCTCCACCGCGTATCGCCTGGCGAAGGCCGGAAAGATCCCCTGCGTTCGTGGCCTGGGCCCGCTTCGCATTCACTATCAAAAGCTCGTGGAGATGATCGAGGCTGGTATCCCTGATACCCTCGCCGCCGCGGGCGTCGTATCCGAGGAGAGGATATGCCGTACAAAAGAGGAAAAGTCTGGTGGATTAGCTACACCGCGTCAGACGGAACGTATGTTAGACGCTCTGCTGGCACCGAGGATTTCGCCGCAGCCAAGGCTTTAGAGCAGAAGGAGCGCAGCCAGGCGTGGAAAGAAAAGGAGATGGGGTTTGACAGGCAGCGGACGTTCGAAGAGGTGATGATCGAATACCTCAACCATGCCGCCCAGACCCAGCGCAGCTTCGACACGACGCAGCACCGCGTCAAGGCGCTGCGGGAGTTCTTCGCCGGCAGGGTCATGAACGATCTGGCAGGGAAAGACATTCGGGAATACTCGGCAGGCCGAACGGCGGCAGGAAAGTCGCCGGCCACGATCAACCGGGAGCTCGCCGCGTTGTCGGCAGCGATCAACTGGTGCTCGGTCGAGCTGGAATGGAAGCTGCCCAACCCGGTCAAGGGGCGCACCTTGCGCGAAGCTGAAAGCAGGGTGCGTTGGATCACGCGCGGCGAAGTCGATTCACTATGCAGGGCCGCTCGCTCACAAAGGAATGGCGACATGCTGGATGACTTCATTCGGCTGGCAGTGAATACGGGCTGCAGGAAGGAAGAGATGATCGGGCTGGAATGGAGGCGCGTTGACCTGGTGAACCGGTTGGTCTACCTGGAAGGCGATCACACGAAGGCAGGGAAGCGAAGAAGCATACCGCTCAACGAAGGGGCGCTGGCAGCGCTGAAGGGAAGGATGGCGTTCCGAGCTGACCATTGCCCCTCCTCACCCTGGGTATTTTCCCGGAGAAACGGGGACAAGGTAATCGATCTGTCGGAGGGCTTTGAAGCGGCGTGCGAGAAGGCTGCAATCACTGACTTCCGCATTCATGATCTGAGGCACACCTGTGCCGCCTGGCTTGTAAGTGCCGGGGTACCATTGATCGAGGTGAGGGATCTGCTGGGGCATTCGACGGTGCAGATGACCGAGAAATATGCGCACCTCGCACCAGCGAGGGTGCGAGATGCGGTCAGTGTGCTGGACCAGACGATGTCACAATCTCGCTACACTGAAAATCCAGCGGGTCGAGCCGACAAGGCTCTGAAGCTGGTAACTGCTTGATTTACAAGG